TCAGAAGGTTGGGAGTTCGAGTCTCTTCGGGCGCACCGTAACCGAATCCAGCCCCTCGGCGAACCAGTCGAGGGGCTGATTCGTTGCACGAGCGATAGCGAACATCTTCGACGCGGAAGGTTCGGTAAGCCCTGCCTCCCATTGCCCGATAGCCGCGCGCGACACCCCGCACTCCGCAGCTAGCTCGCTCTGCTTCATTCCGCTCGCCACGCGCGCAACGCGCACGCGAGCGCCCAGCGCCAGGCCGGTGTCATTCAGCTGTGTCGTCATAGGCACGAGAATAGCTGATCCCAGGCTAGAAATCACGACACGCCGCAATCAATCCAATGTGGCGTGTCTCGCACGCATGGTTCTAACCTGAGCCGCATGCAAGATAACCGTACTCGGGGCAAGGCGCACCGATGAGCCTGCACTTCGAGAACGCTCTCGCTGAATGGCGTGAGTGCCGTGCCGAGTTCGACCTCGCCTTGTACGCCGCGTACGAGCGTGCCGCTGATGCATGCCGCGATGCTCTCCTGAACGAGCGTGGTCGGTCGGCGGGGATCGATCCGCTGTCACTGTTCATGGGCTCCGACGCCCGCGCCTACGCCTACGCCTCGGAAGAACTCGTGGAGCACTGGGCGCGGTATCCGCGCGTGACGTTCGCGCGCTTCGAGCGCATCTGGATCGCTCAGCGCGAAGTGGAGATGTACGGCTGATGGGCGTGCGACTTGTGAAGCTCGCGTACCTCTACGCGCTCGACATCCCGCTCAAACCCAACGAATTCAGGCTCTTGGGCTGGATGTCGATGACGGCGCTCGATGACGACACCACGCCCCGCTACTTCGACTCCCGCGAGGCGTCAGCCCTCGCCATCGGTCGCCGCGTGGTCGATGACGGATACGGCGACGAAGCTGACCAGCGCGAGCGCGCGGCAGCGTTCGAGGCAGTGCGGGTCGCCCTCGCTGGACTCGTTGCGATCGGCGCAGTGGACCGCATCAGCATGGGCCGGAATGGACGGCGGTCAGAGTACGCGATCCGTCTCGACGCGATCGCATCTCGGTCCACGTCCGAGTTTGCCAAGCGTGCCCCAAACCCAGGACGGACCTGGTTTCAAACCCAGGTTGAACCTGGCCCCAAACCCAGGACGGACCTGGCCCCAAACCCAGATGCAACCTGCCCCTCAGGAATACCAAGGAACAACGAGGAACAAGAGCCAGGAACAACCTCATCTCACAGCGCCATCTCACTTGCACCTGTGGATAACTCGGCGGTTGAGATTCATGGCTGAGCACGAGCACCACTTCGACCCTCTGAGCGGGTGGTGCGACGGATGCACCCTGCGCGACGACGGGCGGCAGACCTGGCACGGCGATGTGTCGCGCACCGGCCCCAACTACACCCCGGCCGACCTGGCCCTGTTCCGAGAGCGAGCCCACTCATGAGTATCACCCGCCCCTGCATCATCGCCCTGTCCGACCTCGTGCACAGCGGCCGCGACATCGCCCGCGCGGCTGACTCGATCGGCTACACGCGCCTCGCAACGGCGGCGGCGGAGTGCGCGGCAACGCTCGACGGGGCACGTACTCGCCTCGTGGAAGACGGCCCCGACTACCTCGATGCAGCATGGGCGTTCCTCGACGCCGGTAGGCGCATGACGGCCGACCATGCGCGTCTTCTCGATCGCGCGCTCATGGAACGGCTGCACGCATGATCGCCTACTGGGTGATCGAGTTCTGGTGCGTTGTCGCCGCCGTGCTTGGCCTGATCCTGCTCGTCACTGACGGGGGCAAGCGGTGAGCCGTCGTGCGTCACGGGCCAAGCTCTGCCCGACACCGAGCAAGCAACGACACCTGACCGCCGACGATGCAGTACTGGCGGGGGCAACTCACGCCGAGCATCTACGCCGTGCGCACATCGTGCCCGAGACGCTGTACGTGTACCAGTGTCCGTGCCGGTGGTGGCACCTGACGCACCAGCGATACAGCCGTGAGGGCGAGCGGCATCGGCAGGCCACAACGTGATCGCCAAGCACCAGACGCCGCAGTACAAGCGCAACGCCCGCATCCTCCGTAGGCGCGTGCTCGCCATCCACGCACGCGGCGAGTCCGTCACATGCTGGCGATGCGGCCGTGACATCACACCCGGCCAACCATTCGACGCTGGCCACCGCACCGGCGCTGTCGGCTCAGCCCTCACCGACCTCGCACCCGAGCACCGCCACGCCACACCGTACTGCGAAGGCAACCGAGCCAACGGCGGAGCCATCGCCGCATCCATCAGCCACGCCCGACGCGCACCGACCGGAGGGACCACCACATGGAATCTGTGACCGATGCATCGCCGGTTTTTTTTGAGGCTGAGCCAGCTCGTAGAACAGCTCTGAAGTCTCCCTCTCTCTCAGAGGGTGAGCTGGCTGGGCTCCCACTTCAAGTGCGGACCCATCCCCTCTTGGACCACGACGCTTGGGTGACTCTCAGGGAGTCCGGCCGGACCCCTCTCGACTGCACGCCCATGTTCACCACCGAGCGCACCCGCGCTGAGTTTCTGATCGGCGCATGGCTGATTGACCTCATCGTGCCGCCCGACCTAGGCGGTTCACTCTTGGGGAACCTGCAACCGCAGATGCTCCGAGAAGCCGACGTGCTCAACGCCGGTCGACGCCGTAACGCGATCCTCGAACCCCGCCGATCCGCGAAGACCACCGGTCTCTGGTGCGTGCTCCTCGGTCGCTGCTACATGCGGCCCGTGTACATGGCCGGGTACTCGATGATGACGACCGCCAAGAAGACCACCGAACGGTTCCGTCTCGATCTGGTCGGACCGATCGAGCGTGCATGGCCCAACCCGAAGACACGCCCCGTCAAGCTCATCAACTCGAACGGTTTCGAGCGCATCGAGTTCCACAACGGCAGTGTGCTCGCGATCCTCTCGCCTGAGGGTGACGCGATCCGATCCGGCGCATACGACCTCCTCGTGCTCGATGAGGGCGGCGAGCCCGAGCCCGAGAAGTGGGCCATCGTCGTGTCTGCCGTCGTTCCCGCGTTCGACACCCGCGGCCCCAACGCGCAGCTCGTGATCGCTGGCACCGGTGGCAGATACCGCACGGGCTCATACTTCTGGCGCGTGCTCCACATGGAATCGGCCGGCGTGCTCCGCTACGGCGTGCCCGACGACGTAGACCCCGACTCTCTGGAGACGTGGGAAGGCGGGGTTCGCGACATCACTGACGCGATCCACCCCGGCCTCGACGGGCTCACCAATCTCGCCATCATCGGAGAGAACTTCCCTGACCTCGGTGCGGCCCTGTTCGCGCGCGAATACCTCGGCCACTTCGGGGACGAACACGGCACCACCACCCTGTTCAGCGCGAGCGGATGGCAAAAGGGTATGCAGCCCGGCGAGCCCCCCGAGGGGATCACCGACGCGGCGCTCGCTCTCGCCATCCACCCGCACGGCCTCTGGGTTTCCATCGCCGTAGCCTGGCACGTCACCGGCCCCACCGACCTCGCCACCGCCGCCTGGGAACTCGACGGCGCAACCGTCACCGAGCCACACATCGGCTTCAAGCTCGTGCACCACCAGCGCGACATGGAGGGCATCGAAGAGATACTCCTCAGCTTCGCGCGACGCCTCAACGCACCCATCGTGTACGACCACGGGGCCAGCCAGACCCGCGCCGCGATCGAGCGCCTGAGCGCACGCGCCTACCCTCGGCCCGAGTTCACCCCCTACCAATTCAGTGACGCGAAGGTCGCCGCCGCGCAGCTCGTCGCCGCGATCGAGGCAGGCACCGTGTGGCACTGGGCTCAAGCACCCATCGAGAAGGCAGCCGCAATCGCCGTACGCCGATCCGTAGGGCAAGGGTTCCTCATCGGTCTGCCCAAGGGCGACGACGGCGCAGACGTGACCCCTCTCGAGGCCGTAGCGCTCGCCCTCGACGCACTCCCCGACCGGCCCATTCAGAGCCTCACCCCGGCCGACGCCATCCAGTGGAACGACTAGGAGAACCATGACCATCAAGCTAGACAGCTCGTCCACCGGCATCGTCGTCTACTGCACTGAATGTGAATACTGGCGCGCATTCCGATTTCACAAGGACGACGCATGGGATGCCGCTTGCCTGCACGAGGAGCGGGTGCACCCTGAGGACGAGCATCAGCGTCACGCCCGCGACGAGCGCAACAGCCTGGCACGCCGGAAGTCCGACACGCGGGTGATTCTGACGATCTGAGGTTTCGTCCGCATGGTCTGAACGTGGGATTCAGCCTCTGGGGACGTAACAAGGACGTGGACTACGGCGTGCCCGTGATCCCCGGAACGCTCACGCCGCTCTCGCCCTACACGTCGCAAGACTCGCTCGTGCAGCTCGTCGCCCAAGACGCGCTGGGCGGGCTCCTGGCCCAGCAGCCCGTGGTGATGACCAAGAGCATCGCGCTCCGCATCCCCGGCGTGAAGCGAGCGCACGGCATCGTCTGCGCGATGTTCGCCCGCATCCCGTTCTACGTGATGGCCGATACCACGCGGGCCGTCCACCAGCCCTCGTGGCTCACCACCACGCACAGCGGCGTCCCGGTCTACAACGCCCACCACGGCCTCGCGTCTGACTGGTTCTTCTACGGCTGGGGATGCCTCGCATTCAACGCGGAGATGACAGACAAGATCCATGTCCCCTGGGGCATGTGGAGCGTCAACCCTGACGGAACGATCAAGCTCGATGAGGCCGTGCCGGTCGAGTACCGGGCGCGGCCCATCATCATCGGGTACGGCGAGAACGGGCTACTGGCGGACGGCGCGGACACCCTCAAGCAAGCCCGCGCGATCGAAGCGGCCTATCAGGATCGCCTGGATAACCCGATCCCGCTCACCATCCTTGGCGTTCCCCGCGACGTGTGGGAGCGGTGGACCGATACCGAGAAGAAGTTCTACCAGACGCAGTGGGTAGAGGGACGCCGTAACGGCGGCGTCGCGCTCAAAGTCGCAGAGTTCCCCGTCGAGATGCCAGGACAGACTGCCGTGGACCTGTACGAGACGGGCCGCAATGCCGTCCGCCTCGACATCGCCAATCACACAGCGATGCCCGCGGGGCTCCTCGAAGGGCTCAAGCAGGGAGGGAGCGGCGGCACCGAGATGCACTACAGCTCGGATGTCGGCGGGGCACACCGCTCCGAACTCTGGGACTTCGGACTCCCGTCACGATTTGTCGCCGCGTTCGAAGCGCGCATGTCCATGGACGACGTGGTGGCTCCAGGCCTGAGCATCCGCGCCGACCTCACCGGCGAGTTCGCCGCGCCCAACCTCAACACCAACCCAACTCGGGAGGACTGACCATGACCGACAACAACGTGCAGATCGAGGGCGGTCAGGTTCTCGCGAACCTCGAAGAGCGCACCATCAGCGGCCGACTCATCCCGTTCAACGAAGAGGGCCGCACCAACCAGGGACGCTTCACCGTCGAACCGGGAACCGTGGACATCAGTGAAGCCACCGCAGACCCGTCATTCCTCGGCATCAACACCGACCACATCCCGTGGCAGAACGTCGGTCGCGGCATGCGCGTCTGGGAGCAGGCAGACGGCGTCTACGCCTCGTGGTCGATCGTTCGCACCCCGGCCGGAGACGCAGCCCTCCAGGACGCCATCTCGCCCGCAGGCAAGCGCAAGCGGCTCTCGGCAGAGTTCGGCCCCGTGGTGATCCGCGCGGGCAAGCTCGTCGCCGGTCACGCCCGCCTCTGGGGCTCCGCGCTCGTCCCGGCTGGCGCGTTCGCCGGAGCAATGGTGCTCGCCGCCGACACGCCCGACCCCGAACCGATCCAAACCCCCGACCCGGCACCCGCCGTGGCGGAACCAACAGGAGGAAACACCATGCCCGAGCCCCTGGCTCCCGTCGCGGCCCCGGCCGTGGACCCCGCCCCCGTCCTCGCACCCCCCGCCCCCGTCCCGGTCGCGATCAACGGCCTCCCGGCCGCGGTCGTCACGGAACCCCCAGGTGTCGTGGCCGACGACTCCCGACAGGTGCTCGCCGCGCTCGCGTCTCTCCGCACCAACCCGCGCGACGCCGACGCCATGCAGGTTCTCGCCGCTATCGCGGACATCACCATGTCCGGCACCAACACCCTCCCCGGCGCGAACACGCTCCGACCCAACTGGCTCGGCAAGCTGTACCAGGGCATCCCGTACGTGCGTGAGTACGCGCAGCTCTGCAACCTCGGCACCGAAATCAGCGCGGCGGGCAAGCTCGGAATGAAGGTCGTGCGAGGCACCGCAGCATCCCCCCTCGGCCCGCAGGACGGTACCTGGGTGGGCAACAAGCAGCCCATCAACGGGTACCGTGGCGACTCGTCCACGGTCGGCTCGCTCCTCTACCGGTTCGCGGTCGGCAACGACATCGACCGGTCCCTCTACGACCTCCCGGGCGGATGGGAAGTGGTGCAGGAATTCCTGCAACTCATCATCGAGGACTACCTCTTCTGGTCCGACCGGCTCGCCCGCGAGACGATCCTCGCCGCAGCGGGGGCACCGGTCGCCGCGAAGACGTACCCCGCGATCTACACGACCAACGGCACGACCGCGCTCGGCATGCTGATCCAGGGCATCCTCGCTGTCCGCAAGCGCAAGGCAGACGGACGCCGCGACCAGCCCACGTTCGCGATCCTCAACGACCTCGCATTCGAGCAGATCGCCTACGCGGTCGGTGGTGACCAGAACCTCCCCGCGTTCATCACCCTCGCCCTGTCGGCACTGAACGTGCCTCAGTCCGAAATCGGGCAGCTCGGGAACGTGATCGCCGTCAACGGTGACAACGGCATCATCGGCACCCCATCCGTCACGGTCGGCTCCAAGATGGGCATCGACTTTGACGAGCTCGCCGGTGGGCCGCTCGTCATCGACGCCATCGACCTCGCCCGAGGCGGCATCGACAAGGCCACGCACGGCTACTTCCAGACGTTCACCAAGCGCCCGGAGTCGTTCGTGACCATCGGCACCGCCGACGCATGGGCCGCGACGACCGCAGTCGTCACGGGCCAGTACATGAAGAACGGTGCGGCCACGCTCCAGGCGCTGAACGCGGGCACGACCGGCGCCGCCGCGCCGACCAACCCCGCCGTGGGCGCGAACGTCACGGACGGCACCGTGACCTGGAAGCGCCTGGCCTAGGCCGCTGGGAGCGTAGGCGATGACAAGCACTTGGTACAGCGCGACGGGACAGCCCGCGCAAGACAGGCTCAAGGCCGCGTGGAACGACGCGCCGCTGATGAACCTCGAAGCGTTGGGACTCCTCCTCAGCGTCGCCCGTACGCAAGTCATCGCCTACTCTCCCGCCGCCGACGACCTCAGCCGTTGGGGCACCGTCCAGGACTTCACGGGCGCGCCCCCCGACGATCTGGTCTACGCGCAGCTCCAGCAGGCTCGCAACCTGTGGAACGCGGGCCGCGCGGGCGGCGACGGGCAGATCGGCGGGGAGTTCTCGTACACGCCTCGCCCGCTCGACAAGACCATCCAATCAATCATCCGGCCGACGAACGTGAGCCCCCGTGTCTACTAGCGTCCGTGCCGGATTCGCCGCACAACTCACCACCGATTGGGCCGGTATCACTGGCCTCGTCGGAGTGCGGGTGCTCGCCACTGAGCGCAACATTGATCCTCCCGTGCAGCCCACTGCGCTCATCCAGCAGAAGAGCCTGGGGCGGCTCCCCGAAGTGCCGCTCAGTCATCGCGGCTACGGGATGCACATCACGATCATCTCGTCCCACGAAGACATGGACCTCGCCGCCGACGAACTCGACATCCTCGTGCCCGCCGTTCTGGACTACCTCGGCACGCGCCACACCCACGAGCCTGCCGTGTCTGGCCTCTACGTCGATCGCCTCTGCTACCGCATCCCACTCACCCTCATCGCAAAGGACTGACCACCATGGCAAGCATTGTCCCCGCCCCCATCATCCTGAACGATTGCGTACTCGTGATCGGCACCGACAACTACGAGGCATCCGTCGCCAAGGTGCAGCTTGATCCGAAGACCCCGGATGTCAAGTGGAAAGGGATGACCCCCTCCGCAATCATCCCCCTCGCAGGCACCCCGGAATGGGCGCTCACCATCGACTACGCGCAGGACTGGGCCACGACCAACGCGCTCGCCCAGTATCTCCTCACCAACGCGGGCCAGCAGAAGGCAATCACCTTCAAGCCCAAGAAGCCGACCACCACCGGCCCCACGTTCACGATCACTGCCGTGATCCAGCCGGGTGCAATCGGCGGCGCGCTGGATACGGTAGCGACCGCGAGCGTCACGCTCCAGTGCGTCGGCCAGCCCGTTCTCGCCACCGCGTAAGCCCAGCCGCCATGCCCCTGGACGTGACCAACCGGCGCGAGATGCGCGAGCTCGGGAACGCCGTCCGGGGGCTTTCGGAAGGCCTCCAGGACGGCACAACGGCTGACCCGCAACGCACCATCGCACCCGCATGGGCGAAGGAAACCCGCAGGCACGCCGCGACTCGCCAAGAGCAGGCACTCGCGGCCACCGCCACCGCAACAGTCAACAAGCGTGGCGTGCAGCTTGCCACCGCCCAGCGCGGGCGGCTCAGCGGGGGATTGAACCTATCGACCGGCTGGCAACCGATCGAACACGGTTCGAGTCTCCCCCAATTTCGACCACGCAACGCGAGGGGCTACGTCTTGGGGCCTGCCTCACTCGCAATCATCCCGATCATCACCGACCTCTGGGTGGACAACGCCACCCGCCTCATCGTCAAAGCCCTCGACGGGAAGTAGGACCAGATGCCCACCATCGACATCGACGCCAACACCCGCGCCGCACAGAACAAGGTCAAGGAACTCGCCAAAGCCCTCGACGGGGTATCCGACTCGCTCGATGACGTGGCGACTGACGGGGCCAAAGCGGGCGACAAGCTCGAAGCATCGTTCCGCGACATGATGCGCGCAAGCGACCGAGCCAGCACCGCGATGAAAGCGGACAGCAAACAGGCATTCGAGTCGTCCAGCGAGAACGTGCGCGGGTTCAAAGATGAAGCCGTTCAGAACTTCTCCGAAGTTGCCTCCTCATTCCAAGGCGACATGCAGGGCATGGCGGACGGCGTGCAGGGTCTCACGGGTGGCCTGGCCTCGTCGCTCACGCCGGGGATCGGTATCCCCATCGCCATCCTCGGCGCAGCAGCCGGTGCGTTCCTCCAGAACTGGATCACCGCGTCCGAAGAGTCAAAGACCCGCGTCCAGGACATGTACAACGCCATGGTGGAGGACGGGGCGGCATTCGTCACCGCAGACCGCGTACAGAAGAACCTCATCGCCCAGAGCACGGACGACATCAACCGGGCCCACGAACGATCCATACAGCTCGGCGTAGACGAGCAGCTCGTACGTCGGGCCATGGCTGGGGAAGCCGACGCCCAGTCGCAGATCCTCACCATCACCAACGGCAAGCGCGACGAAGAGATCAAGAAAGTCCAGGACTCGAAGCGGTCTCTCGAAGACAAGTCCGTGGTGATCGACGGCATCAACGCGAAGTACGGCACCATGCTCGACTTCCTCACCGACGCGCAGCGCGAGCAGGACAACGCCACCCAGCGAACGAAGGACACTGTTGCTGCGATCGCGAGCATGAACAGTGCACTCGATATCGCATCGGGCAAGGTCGCGGGGATCAACGGTCAGTTGCAGGACCTTCTGAACTTCCGTGACTTCACGATCGGAGTAGACCTCGACCTGTCCCGGGCTCGCTCCCAAATCAACAACTGGCGACCCGTGGTCCACCTCGAAGGGGAGATTGTGCGCAACGGAAAGGTGGCGTTGCAGTGACCGACATCATCACTGTTGGTGCGAGCACCATTGCCCCGACCGTTGTGCTCGGCTACTCGTCTGAGCGCGCAGCTCAGAACATCGTGCACCCGATCCTCGGCGCTGAGTCTCCTGATGTGACCCTGCGCCCGGCGCTCCTGCGCTCAGGCACGCTGTCGCTTGGATTCTCCGACACCGGCAGTGAGGGCAGCTCCCGCGCCGCAGAAACGCTCCTGGCGGCGGTCGGTGTCGGGAGCTTGGCGAGCACCGACCGCGCCACAGTTGCGATGCCATTTGTCGTCGTAGGCACAGTACGTCGCGAGCTGGAGGACGCCACGCGAAACGCCTGGATCGTCACCTTCGGATATCAGGAGACGGCATGAGATCGGCGCACACCTACACAGCCGCTCTCATCGGCTCTCCCGACATTGCTCTGCGCGTCAAGGGCGGCTCGATCAAGCTGGACGAAGCCACCGCCCCGCATGTGCAGGGGACGCTCACGATCGCTATCCCCGCCCTCTCGACCCTCACAGCGCTCGATCCTCGGCTCGGTAAGCGCGTACGGGTGAGCGTGGCCGCGGCGTTCCCCACTGGTACCCAATCGCGGACGTTCGACCTCACCCTGCGAGAGCGGTCGGTGTCGCACCGCGACGGCACGGTCGCGCTCGCTGTCGCCTCCGATGAGGCGCTACTGGGCGACTACGCCCCGCTGGCCGACGACACCAACACACTCGCACTGGCGGGCTCACTCCGCTCCGTCATCAACTACGTGCTCACGACCGCAGGCATCGGCGCGACGCTCGCCAGCACCCCCGCGGGTGACGCCGACCTCACCCCCTATTGGTCCATCACGAACCTTGTCACCAACCCTCAGGCCGATACGGCCACGGGATACCTGGCTGCAGGCGGGACGAGTGCCGTCGCCACGTCGGGATCGTCACCGTGGCAGGGCTCGGCGTCCGTGGTGTGGAACGCCTCGGCGGCGGGCGCGAGCTTCCTCCAGGTGCCGAACGAGCCCGCGTGCCGCGCAGAAGAGACCTTCACGGCGTCAGCGTACGTGCGTGCCAACACGGGCACCACGACACGCACGTGCAGCATCCTCGTGCGGTTCACCAATGACGCGGGAGCGCTCATGGGCGACTTCACGTCGATACCGATCGGCATCTCCTACTCGACATGGACGCGCCTCGGCATCACGGTTACCGCTCCTCCCGGCGCGACCAAGGTCTACATGTTCATCCGGCAGAACGCGGTCGCCGCCGCTGACCAGTTCGCCGTGGACGCCCCGATGCTGTACCGCGATTCGCGCATGGTGCCGTTCTTCCACGGCAGCTCCACGGGCGGCGGGTACAACTACCAGTGGGGTTCCGGTGGTGCGAACGCCTCCACGTCCACGCGTGTTCCGATCCTGGAGCGGTCGCCGGAGTCGTTCACGTGGCGGGCTGGTCAGTCCGCTCTGGAGTTTCTGGTGCCCCTGTTCCAAGCGGCCGGCTATCGGCTCGTCTGTGACGAAACGCGCACGTGGACCCTCAGGGGGGCTGGGTACACCGCGCCTGGAAACCTCACTGTCCGCCACGCCGTCAACCTGATCGACGCCACCGACACCCTCACCCGCGACGGCCTGTGGTTCGACGGGCAAGTCACTCGACATCGCTGGACCGAAGCGGGAGAGCAGCGCGAGGCCGTGGACGCCTGGGCACTCACAGCGACCCCGACGCGCGTGAACCGCGTCGAGCTGAACACCCCGTACCCCGGCCCTGGCCGCTCCCAGTACGCCGTACAGCGGGCACAGGGCCGGGGCCGTGACGTGACAGTCGAAACCGTCGCGGACTGGACCGCCGCCGCGGAGCAACCCATCACCGGGCTCCTTGACGGGGCACCCGCGCAGGTCGGTAAGACCAGCAGCATCACCTACAACCTCGACAACGACCGCATGACCATCGTCACCCGCACCACCGACACGCCCCTCGGCGCGATCGACCTCCTGTCCAGCACTATCAACAGCCTCACCGGCACCATCAACTCGCTCTAGGAGGAAACCGTGCCCCTCACGCCTACACCCGGCTCTGACGCCGTACTCGCCGGAATGACACTGGTACCCGGCGCGGGCCTCGCAGCCGACCTCGAGGAATACATCAACCGCGTCGCGGACTACTTGGCCAACGGTCACACCTACTGGAAGCCCGGCATTCTCCTCCCTGTGACACGGGGTGGGCACGGCGGCAGCACGGCCGCCCAAGCCCGCACCAACCTCGCCGCACCCTGGGACGCGGTGGGCGCGAGCGGCGCGCCAGGCGGTCTGAAATTCACGTCGCCCGGCTTCGACCGCATCTCGCTCGAAGCGCCTGGCATCGCGTTCCCGCACACCCTCGCCTACCTCACCGACATCCCGGGAGCGCCCGACCTCTCCAGCCGTGTCGCGAAGTCAGGCGACACCATGAGCGGCAACCTCGATGTACCCAACCTCGGTGTGTCCGGGTCGATCTTCAACAGCGGCATGTCGTCCGTGGTATCCGGCTACGTGGCCGTCTACCGCGATGCCTCGGGGCGCATCGGCCTGAGCCCGTCCACGCGCCGCGCCAAGAAGGAAATCAAAGCTTGGGCACCGAACCTCCAGGCGCTCCTCGCGATCCAAGTCGTCACCTTCCGATACCGGGCCGAACTGTTCGACAAGACCGACCCGCTCCGCCGCGACGCCCCGATCGAGGTTGGTCTGATCGCCGAAGACCTCGACGCACTGGGTCTGACGTGGCTCGTCTACTACGACGCCGAGGGCCTGCCCGCAGGCGTCCACTACGAAAAACTCGCGCTCGCGCTCCTCCCGATCGTGCAGGACCACGAAGCCCGGCTCACCGAGGCAGAGGTCGGGCTCGATGGCGTCCTGGCACGGCTGGACACCCTAGAAGGGGCGCGAGCATGAGCGCCCTCCTCGCGTACGGTGACGCCGTAGACATCGGCTACGGGCGCGGACGACTTGCAGCCCCCGCGGCGGCATCTCTCGCCCGCATCGATGCGGTCATGTTCGATGCCTGGGGGCGTCGCATGGACATCAATGAGGCGTGGCGTTCCCCTGCCGACGCCGACGAGAACGCGCGCAAGTATCAGGCGTGGCTCGCCTTCCAGCGCGGCGGGCCGTGGGCACCATGGGCACCGATCGGCCTACCGGCTGACGAGTCGGTGCATTGCCTCGGCTACGCGATCGACACCGACGACACCGACCTCGTATGGCTCCTCAACGACCACGGCTGGTACCAGACCGTCTACCGCAACGGCGCGCTCGTAGAGCCGTGGCACTTCGAGTACTTCCCCGACCGAGACAACCACCGATACGACACCGGCGCCCCTGCCGGAGAAACGGAAACCGACATGCCCCTCAGCACAGACGAAAAGGACTGGTTGCGCCTCATGGTGCGCCAGGAACTCGGCGGAGCGCTCGTGAAAGCGTTCGACTTCACCCCCGACGACAAGGCCTGGGCGCGCCTCATGGTGCGCCAGGAACTCGGCGGGGCTATCGCAACAGATGGTGGTGGTGCCAAGTGAACCGGACCACGGCATTCATATGTTTCGCGCTCCTCGCGTGCCTGTTCACGATCGGCGGGGTGCTCATCTTTCTCTTCCGCCCGGATGCCACAGCGACATTCATCGCGTTCGCTGTGCAGCTCCTCGGGATCGTCACCGTGGGTGCCGGGACTTTCGCCGCGCTCGGGCAGCAGGGTAAGAAGATCGAGACGATTCAGCAGCAGACCAATGGCAACACGTCGCGTCTGATGGCTGAGAATGAACGCCTCACCAACCTCCTAGCGCAGTCCCCGCCGATCGACCCTACATCCGCTGATCGCACCGGCCAGCCCCTCCCAGAGGGAACCCTCCGCGCCGACCTCTAGAGGCCGTCAGCGTCCGTGTGGGGGAGTGTCGTCGCAACTTCACTCGGGCGCTGACCGAGCACGCGCATCATCTCGCGCACGCCTGAGAGCATGAGCGCGCCGACGAGCGCGATGACGCCGACGATGACGAGGAAATTTGACCACGTTGCGAGGGCGGCTAGGTCCGTTTCGCTTGCGTAGTAGTCCCCAGCCTTGCTGGCGAGCACAAGGGCTGTGATGACACCTGACGCCAAGCCCCCCAAAGCAATGATCCACAGGATGATGAGCTGAGTGGGCAAGAAGAACGGTTTCATGGGCGGGTGTCCTATCCGGCTAGTTCGTTGATGGCGGCTCGGGCGCGTTCGCCGTCGCGTGGGATGTAGAGGCGTGTGGTGGATACGGATGCGTGTCCCAGCGTCTCCTGGACCATGAGCACGTCGCTGGTGAGCGCGAACAGCTTCGCGGCAAACCGGTGCCGGAGAGTGTGCATCGTCCAGTGGTCGGGGATGAGCGCGGCGAGCATCTTGCCCACGTAGCGGGCCGATAGGTGCCCGTCGACGCGGCCGGGGAACAGGTAGCCCGGTTCGGCGTGCTGGATCGCCCTACCGAGCGACACGGGCAGCGGGACGATACGCGTCTTCCCGCCCTTGCCGTGCACGATCAGCGAGTGCCCCACCATGTCCTCGATCAGATCCTTGGTATGCACCTGGGCGACCTCTGCCCGGCGCATCCCGACCTCGGCGGCGAGGCGAAGCATCAGCTTCTCGCGCGGCCGCGCCGCCATCAGCGCCTCGTGATACGCCCTGTCGGGAGCTGGGCGCGCGTGCGCCTCCCGCATCTTGACCTTCGGCACCGACTCGACCGGATTCACGGTCACGAGCCCTCTGTACGCGCCCCAGTCGTAGAACCGGGCGAGCGACGTGCGTCGGCCGCGACGTGTCTCTACAGCCCATTCCTGGGCAGCGAGGTAGTCGAGGAGAAGGTCAGCACTGACCCCCCACGGGCCGACGTTCACGCGGCGCGCGAGATGCTGTAGATGCTCGCGGCGGGCGCGGTTCGTGTCAGTGCGCTTCCCGCCTGCGCGTTCGTGTGCCAGGAAGCCCTCGATGGCTTCCGACCATTCTTTGGTCAACATTTGTCCCCCGTTTGTTGGATCTTAGATCCGAAGCGTCACAGCACACACGCCCCAGCGTCGCCTCGGATGCAGAACTGATATCAGAAATTGCGGCTTAGCTAGCCCTGGCTAGCTATTTCGAGCGGCCCCGTGCACCTGGCAGCGGCCTATTGGTCCGCCAGTCACGGAAGATCACGCCCAGATCCTCCGGAGCGGATGCCTCGATGGGGACAAGTTGCCAGCCCGCCTGTCGAAGCTCGTCCAGCACCTCGATTGCCAACTGCCCACCGTGCGGGAAACCCTCACTCGTGCGCCCGGGGTACGAGTCCCAGCCCATCGCATCGCAGAGCGCCCGCGCGGGAGCCGGGACCATTGGCAAGGTGCCCTCAGCCACGGTCTACCTCCTGCGACAGATCGGACGAATCGGGCAGATGCACCCAGCGGTGAGAGTCCTCGCCTATCGCCTCGGTCGTGACGGGCTTGCCGCAGACCTTGCATGCCCACATGATGACCTCGATCTCGTGCTCAGCCACGGTCTGCCGCCGAATCGGACGGTTGGGTGGTCCGGCTCATGCTGCTCTTCCTCGGCGAGGAAATTCCTCAGATTGTGTATAGACATATACAGACTTAGGTGTATAGTGGGATACATGAGCAGCCACCGCATCGCCACCGCTACCACCGCCGACACCTCGACCCGCGTTGACATCTACCGCGAGGTCGCTTACACCGGACGCACGATCTTCACTGTCGAGTACACGCACCTGGTCAAGCGCGCCGCTGAGCGTCGCCGGATGACCTGGAAGACCGAGTTCACCGAGGCAGCCGCCCGCAAGGCCGCAAACGAATGCTTCGCGAAGTGGAACGGCACCCGTGAGATGCTCGTCGCATGACTGACGAGCTAGAGCGCGCCGGGGCTCGCCTCCGGCGCGCTCGCGCGTCCCTCGACAGCGCGACCGAGGCAGCGCGCGAAACAGCACTCCAAGCGCTCGCCGAGGGTCACGCCGAGGCGGCGGTTGCTCGATCGCTCGGCGTGACCCGGATGACCATTCGATCCTGGGCGGGCAAGCGGTAGTCACCCTCGGCTCCCATCCACGTGGTCGGTGGGCTGACCGGTACGCGCCAGATACCAGCGCGCGCGTTCGCCTTCGAGCGTGTCATCGGCGGCGACTTCACGCGCCCACTCCGTGTAGTCGTCGCGGCCGACGCCCTCGTCTGGGTACGCCGCCCACGCGAAGACGATGCCGCACAGCGCCGAACACGCAGCGCACTGCACCCAGTCGTATATGCGCCCGTCGTAGACGTACGTGTCTCGGCTGTACGTCTCTCCCGGCTGGATGGCGGTCATGTTGCACGTCTCACAGCTGTGCGGCTTGCGGGCCTTCACGTCCTTGGTCTTCAGCAGATCAGGCAT